CTCGTGCAGCAAGTCAAGATATAGAAAAGAAAGCTTTAGATAAAATTGGATCAGCAGGAGCTCTTGGCGCCTTGGGTATCTTTGCCTCTACTCTTCCCCAATTTACAAAAAACCTAGACGACTTAGAAGGCGCGACAGAAAAGACTAAGCAAGGGTTTAGAAGTTTAGGAAGTGCTGGTAAGTTGTTGGGAGCAGTATTTAGTAAGCTGCTCGGACCTTTAAGCCTCGCGCTTCTTGCATACTCGCTACTTGCTCCAGTTATTGACAATTTATTTTTTAAAGAAAGTAAGTTAGATAAAGCTACAAAAGAAGTTGCCAAAAGCTTTAGCAATATTACAAAAATTGTAGTTGCATTTAAAAAAGAACTTATAACTCTTGATTCTGATTTTGTTAAAGCAACTCGTAGAATGCAAATTACTGCAGGTATTATTGATCAGACAGCAGGAGCTCTTACTACGCTACAAGAACGCGCTAATAAAATAAATTTAGACGCTCTAAACGCTGAAATAGATAAACTAATATCTCTTGAAAACCCTGAAATGACTTTCAAGAGATTTTTCTCAGGCGCGGCAGCCGGTTTTGATTCTTCACAAACCATTACCGCAAATATAAGAACTGTTAATGAAGAGATTGATAGACTAATTGATAACATAGATAAAGTTCCTGCACTAAATGCTTTGGTAGTGCTTAAAACTAAATTTAAAGAGTTAGAAAAGTCGGGCGCCCTTACACTGTTTCCTAAGCTCAGAAGCCTTTATAGCGAGCTTATAACAGATTTAGAAAATAAAGACCCCGGCGAGTTAGTAAATTTAGATACTTATATTGACGACTTAGATAGCGCAAGTGAAAATCAAAAAAAGTTTGAAAGTGCTGTAAAAGCGTCTGCTCAAGCTCTTCAAGCGTTTGATGCTGAAAGAGCTAAACTTGCAAACAAAGATAGAACGCAATTTTCTGCCGCTATACGCTCCCAAACAACTTATTTAAATGAGCTAAAACAAGCTAGACAGGCGTTTATTGCTGAAAATTCAGATGCGGGCGGATATAATATTGGAGTTCAGGAACGAAAAGATTTTTCTCAGGCCGACGAAGCTCAGGCAGCTTTTTTAGAGAAAAAGTTAAAAGACATAGTGATTGGTCGTAGTAAAAAGCCGGGTATTGAAATTAAAACCCAACAAGGCTTAATAATTGCTCAAGAAAAGTATAATGAGCTATTAGATGAAGCTGAAGACAAATTAGTAAAAGCTAAGGGTCTTCTTGAGCAGCAGCAAGTAACTCTTAAAAGAATTAATTCTGTAGCTGCTGTAGGTGCAGGTTTTGTTGAGTCGCAAATTAAACAAGAAGAGCAAGTAAGAAAGGCAAAAATAGCTAATTTGCAGAACCAAATTGATACGAACGTCCTATTGATGAACGAAGAGCAAGCACTAGAGAAAAATGCAGGCTTACAGGCACAAATTAACGCTTTAAGAGAAGAGAGGAAAAATACCCTTCTTGATAATTATAGAATTGAAAAAGATAATATTGCTGCAGCAAAAGAATCCTTAGAGGTTGCTCAGAAAGATGTAGCAAATTTAAAAGAAGCAAATGATATTCTAAAAAAGCGTGCTGATTTAGAATTAAAGGAAGCGGCAAGAATAAGAAGTAGAAATCGTTTCTCTTTCTTAAATGAAGACGAGAACGCTCTTAAAGATCGAATTGCAGCTACAGAGCAAGAGCTTGAAAGAAAAAAGGCTTTTGCAGACGCAGAGTTTAAAGTAAAGCAGCAGTCTATTTTACTAGAGTATATGTTGCTTGATGCAAAATACGACTACTTAGCAGCAGAAGCACAAGCGTTAAAAGATGCCGCCTTAGCAGCAGATCCTTCAGCAGATGTTTCTGGTTTTCAAAAAACTCTAGAAAGAGTGGCAAATATTAGAGAGGGCTTAGGTGCCGAGAATTTAGTTTTTGGAAAAGATGGAATAGAAGGGTTTAAGAATGCTGGAGGCGCGTTGGGACAAGCACTCGCAAATCTAGCCGAGCAGGGAAAGCTTGATATAGATATCTTAGAAAAAGAACTGTTATCTTTAAAAACTGAACTAGCAGATATGGACGCTGTGGAACAAGCACTTGATGCTGCCGCGAAGTCTATGGCCTCTGGCTTTAGCACTTTCTTTACAGATGTAATAAATGGAACAAAGTCTGTAAAAGATGCTTTTTTAGATATGGCAAGCAGTATTCTTAAATCAATCCAAAAAGTATTTGCAGACAGAGTTGCAGAAAGCTTTATGGGCTTTTTAGAATCAAAACTTACTGGTGACAACGCTATGTTTGGCGGCTTTTTTACGAAGTTGTTTAAAAAAGGAAAAGCAGAAGAAAAGTCTCAGACAGCCGCAGAAGCAGCAGTCCCTGCTGCTACAGGAGGTGGTTTTATGTCTCCTACTGGAGGTGGAGGCGCTCTTGCTCAAAGTGCAAATGCAGAATCTTCAATAGGGACTATTGGAGGAGGCAGCGGGGGGCTAGACGGTCTTGGGTTAGGCGCAAGTATGGCCAATCCAGTATACGTTAAAATTGTTGAAAGTGCCAGCGCGGGAGTTGGTGGTATAAGTAACTCTAAAGAAGGAGGCACTAACCCAGGCACTGAAGCGACTACTAAAGCTACAGAAGCAACTAAAGATTCAACTAAAGCTACAGAAGGGCTGACAATGGAGACTGTAAAGAGCGGGTTCCAGACAGCTTCCGCAGTTACTGCAGGCTTGGCCACCGTGGCAGCATTAACAGGAAATGAAAAAGCAGCAAAAGCTCTTGCAGTAGTTACTGCACTTCTTCAAACAGCAGTTCTTGCCTTGACACTTATAATGGAAAAAGAAGCTATTGCGAAGTTTTTTGGTTTTGGTCGTAATGGAGGAATATTTGATGGCTCCGGGGCAAACTTGGCAGGATACTCTACTGGAGGAATCGCAAGAGGTGCTAATAGCGGATACCCTGCAATTTTACATGGAACAGAAGCAGTAGTTCCTCTTCCAAACGGAAAGTCCATTCCTGTAGAAATGGCTGGAAGCGGCAGTGGAATGCAGCAGAACAACGTGAACGTAAATGTTGTTATGAATAGTGATGGAAGTTCGAGCGAAAATAGTAAGGATGATAATCAAGATTTATCAAAACTTGGAAAGAACATATCCTTAGCAGTTCAAGAAGAGCTTAGAAAGCAGAAACGTAATGGCGGGATGTTGAGCCCGTATGGAGCATAAGAATGGCTACTTATTCAGTAACAATTAGAAGGGATGAAGTATCTGATGATACAACTTTTTACACAAATATTACAGATACTACACTTCTTGACTCTATATTTGGAGAGACACAGCTTGGAAGTGATACAGTAGAGTATAGTTTTGATAGAGGTATTGGGCGTCAAGCAGAGCACTCAGCTTATGTTGCAAAGTTTGGAGATGGATACGAGCAAAGACTTCGCTCCGGAATAAACTCAAAGAACGAAAATATTTCTGTAAACTTTAACAACAGAAACGCAGACGATATCGTAGTTTTATCGGCTTTTTTGGATAATAAAGTAGGAGCAAATTTTGATATTGTTTTAAGCGGTGAAACTATAAAAGTTGCTACAGAAAAGTATAATATTGCGTATAATCAAGATGCAATACACTCATTAACTACAACACTTAGAAGAGTATACGAGCCTTAATAATGACCGATTTAATAGATACAGTTCAGCTTCAATCAATCAACGATAGTCTAATAGAGTTTTTTGAAATAACTCTACCGGGCTCTACATCTATTGATTTACGGTTAGTTTCTGGACTCGATGACGGTTCCGCAAATATTTATTTTCCTACTGCGGATGGATCGGCTTTAAACGAGTATATTGCTATCCCGATTGAAATGACTGGCATAGAAATACAGTCTGATGGAGCCCAGAATCGCCCTATACTTAATATAGCAAATCTCGTAAGCTTGGGGCGAAGTATTACAGATAACTCTGATGGAACAGATGATGAGCAAACTTGGCAAGAAATTTTAGAAGCAAATGACATAGCTAAACCAGAAGATATTCTAGGCTCAAGAGTAAATTATAGAAGAACTTTATATAAAAATACATATAGAGTGTCAGATGTTGCGGGATGGACGACTACTTTACCCATAGAGTTTCCCAAAGCAACGTTTGTGCTTGAAAGAATTAAAGCAGAGTCTGCTTTGTTAGTGTCTTATGAGCTAGTCTCTCCTATTGATTTAGAAAGAGTAAAACTACCTTCAAGAATAATTATAGGAAAATACTGCCCTTGGAAATATCAAGGAATTGCTATTGATGGAGATGAGCGCTCCGGGTGCACTTATTCTAATACCAATGATCAAACAACGTTTTTTGATATAGATGACCAAGAGATCACTGGAATTACAAATGGGTATACCGCACAGCAGTCTTACTCTGTAGGCACAAAGATTAAGTTTCCAACTACAGGATTTGTTAAAATATGGGAAGCAATTAAAAATCCAAGCGGAGTAAATGCTCCCCCAACAGAAGGAAGCAGATACTGGAAGCGCATAGATATATGCGGTAAAACATTAAATTCTTGTAAAGTTCGATACCAAGGAATTGATGAGAATGGAGATCCTTTACAGCGTCTTAACCCCTTGCCTTTTGGAGGGTTCCCAGGAACAAGAAAGTTTAAGTGATATACGAAATAGAAGAACATTTTAAAAAAGAATACCCAAGAGAAGGTTGTGGAGTAATAGCGTTAGTAAAAGGAAAAAAGACGTGGGTTCCTTGCACAAATATTGCAGAAGATGATAAAGACTTTATTATATCGCATAAAGAATATTTAGACATTAGAAAAAAGTATGATATTATTGCAATAGTGCATAGTCATGTAGATCAGAGCAATGAACCTTCGCCACACGATATAAATAGTTGTAATGCTCTTGGAATACCTTATCATATTTACTCGTATCCAGACATGGATTTAAATATTTTAGAGCCAAAGAAAAACTTTTATCCTTTGATTGGTAGAGACTACGAATTTGGCGTAAAAGACTGCTTTGAAGCAATGAGAGATTGGCTTGCACAAGAAGGTATACATATTCCTCCTCGTGAGCCCTTCGAAGAAGGTTTTTACGAAAAAGAATTAAATTATTTTTCAGAAGAATATATTAAAAATTGGAATCATAAAAAAGTAGAGGGCGCTCCTCAGAAAAATGACGTTTTAATTTTTCAACTAGAGTCAGAAGTGCCTAACCACTGTGGAGTTTATTTAGGAGATGAGATATTTTTTCATCATGCTCTTTATAGACTCTCTTGCAGGGAAAGTTTACATCCGTTTTGGATAAAGCATTTAGTAGGAATATACAGACATGAAGCGTAAAATTTATCTTGACGGCGAGCTTGGAGAAAAGTTTGGTAAAGTCTTAACTTTGGACGCGCAAAGCTTTAGGGATGTATTTAAAGCAATTGATGCTCAAAGACCTGAGTTTCGAACTTATCTCGCTGAGTGTCATGAAAATAAAATCGGTTTTATTATGCACGTAGAAGATTCCCCTCTTAGTACGGATGAAGAACTGCTTATGAATTTTGGAAAAGGAGATATGTATATCTCTCCCGCACCAGAAGGATCCAGCGGTGCTATTCGAGGAGTACTTAAAATTGTTGCTGCTGCAGTAATTGCTTTTGTAATTATTCCTGCTTTAACCCTCTCTGGTGGTTGGCTTTACGCGGCGTATTCAGTAGCAGCAGGTCTTGCTTTATCAGGAATCGCTGATTTAATGGCTCCCGATCCGGCAACTGATGTGGACAACGACTCTCGGCAAGATTCAAGTTACCTATTTCAAGGATCTGGTCAAACAATTCTAGAGGGCGATCCAGTTCCTCTACTCTACGGTAGACTACGAATTCCGGGTAGGCTAATTGATTTTGATGTAAGAAATAAAAATTCTCAGTTTACTGAGCTGGGATTTGGCCCTTCAAGTGGAGGAACAGATATAACACCTGATCCCGGTAATGACGACCAGAATCCCGGAGGCCCACAAGAAACAGCTCCAGACCCTAATCCTCAAAACCCGAACCAGCCTACTATGCCCGGACAAACAGAACAGATTAATATTGGTGTAAGCACTACTCCTGTTATAGTATTTGATCCTTCTACAGTATTTAACAATTTTTAAGGAAAAATAAATAATGGATTTTATGTCAGAAATTGATATTGATTTTCCCTATTTTACTGCTCCGAGTGCGGCGGCGGCAAGGGGCTATTCGACTTCTCAAAGAATACAAATGGTCGAAGCACTTTGCGAAGGTCCTGTTTGGGGCTTAACAGAAGGAAGTGCGTCTGTATATTTTAATAATGCTAGAGCTATTGATCCGGCGGACGCAACATTTTTTGAAAATAGAGACGTAAGCGATGGTAATGATTTTGCGGCTTTTCAGTTTCAAGGAGAAATTACTTTTAGTGGAAGCGATACTGGAACTTTAGATGCTGATGCTCCAGAAGAAGCAATTGGAGAGTATACTGAAACTAGTCGCTGCACTATAAGTTTTCAAGCCCAAGATGTAAGCGGTGTAACAATTTCTAACATTAGCTATCGAGGCTTTAATAATAATACATTTTTTGGTATTTGGGACTGTACTCTTACATCATCTGCGTTTGATGGAAGCTTTGGAACTGCAGGCCTAACTGTTAATGAATATAGTACCAATGTAGTTTATTTTATAGACTCTGCAGGCACTATGCTTTTAGGAAAAATAACTGATAATGGAAATGGAACGGCAACTGCTGAGTACTATGCTCCTCTGCAAATTTTTCAAAATAATCAAAGTCTTAATATACAAGTTCACGTAACTACCGCAGTAGAAGAAATTACTCAAACTCAAATTACTCTTTTAAACAATGTCTCACCAAATTCAGGAACTTATAAGTATACTATATTAAAGCAAAGTATTGCAAATATCGGAGGAATAAATCCAGACTTAGAAGAAGGTAAGACAGCAAACTTAAATGTGCAGTTTGTTAATGGTTCTGCCGTACAAAGTCTTATACGAACTTGGGGCGGTGCAGGCGGCGGTATTAATATTCCTGTAAGCTCTCAACCTGCAACAACTGTTTTTAAACAGCTTCAGCAATCGGTAGCCACTCAAGAAGGCCTTACCCTATTTTCTACTGCAGGATACTCTGTCGACGAAGAAAGAAGTAACGCAACCGATGGAGCAACTTCTGCGGTATTTATTACTCCCGGATTATTTCCTGCGGAGCAGCAAGATCTAGTTCGAAAGCAGGGGGATGTAATTAGTTTTGAGATAAAATACTCAAGACTACAATGTATTAACAAAGAGGATGGAGAAGAGCACACTAACACTGCAATTTATTCAGTCGATATTGCTTTTGAAGATACAGAAAATGCCGGCTTTGGTGACTACGAGCCCGTATTCGGAAATGTAGTTCATACTGCAAACTTTGGAGCACAGCTCTCTTGGCAGCATTTTGTTGATATCGGCGCTTATAGAAGACAGCGTGGGGGCTTTCATGATTTTAAAATACGAATCGCACGTCTAACTCGACACATTGATTTAGCTGTAGATGTAACAGGTGCAGATAAAGTTGGAGAAGATGCAGATTATCAGCAAGGAGACAGTACTTCTCAAATTGCTAGTATTATTGCAACTGTTCGCGATAATCTCTACTATCCATATACTTCTATTGCTGGAGTTAGTTTTGACTCTCGACAGTTTAGTAGAGTTCCCAAACTTAGCTATGATATGCGAGGTAAGCTCGTAAAAGTTCCTACATCTTATACGCCTCGAGAATATACAGCCGATGGAGTTGCGGTATATGCAGATTGGTGGGAAGGAGATTTTAAAGATCAATTGCAGTTTACTGATAATCCTGCGTGGGTATTTTATGATCTTCTTACTAATAAACGGTATGGCCTTGGAGAATACATTGATCTAGACTTAGACATTGATAAGTATGCACTTTACCGTGTTGCTCGTTACTGCGATGAGCTTGTAGATTCTGGAGATAGAGACTCTAACGGTAGCATTATTTACGAGCCGCGTTTTAGAGCAAACCTCTTCCTCACAAAAGCAGAAGAAGCATATAAAGTATTAAAAGATATGGCAACTATCTTTAGAGGTATTCTCTATTGGATGGACGGTCAACTTACACCAATTTTAGATGCTCCTGCTGATCCTGTATACACATTTACTAAAGGTAATGTAATTGACGGAATATTTTCGTATCAGACTGCAGGAAATAGAACAAAAGCAAACCAAGTTATTGTAACTTGGAATGATCCAGATTTAGATTACAGACCTGTTCCTTTAATTGTAGAAGATCGAAACGACATTGTAAAATCAGGACGAGTTAATAAACTCAATGCTGTTGCATTTGGCTGTACTTCGGAAGGGCAAGCAATTCGCTATGGTAGATGGAAGC